TTGCGTACCCTCTGGATAACCACCCTTTAACCTAATAGTTACCCCGTTTTGTAATAAATAGAAAGGTCTTTCCTCCCCTCGCTCAACACGAAAGGAAGATTGACCTCTACTTGGTGTTATTTTAACAAACCCTCTTTGCACTACGCTACGGTAATAACAGAGGATTTTCCTTGATAAAATAAATCTCCTTTCTGAATAACCGCTAGTGAATTTGCACTATCATACAACTCAACAACAACCTCATCGGATGCAGAAGTTGTAGACGTTGGAGTAATAGCGTAAGTCTCGCTAACACTATTGTAAGTTACAGAAGTAGCAACCTCTGAAACACCATTCACTAACAATCTAACGTCATCAGTATCTAATCCCTCTATTGAGAAACCTTGATTTAACAACGCCTTAACGCTAACAGTTACATCACCACCTGCAACAGCACTACCAGATATATCAGCATCAATGATACCATTAATATCGTTAGTTACATCAAAACTTGGGTCTAAAATAGAACCTTCGTTAAATTGCTTGTTGTCTAACAACTGAATCTGTAAAGCTGACATTCCAACCTCAGAACCAGTATTAAACATATAAGTGTTCGTGTTAACATGAGTCGCTGAGAATCCTTTTAAGTTCACACCATCATCAGCTAAGAAAAATACATCATTATCAAAAGCCATGATAACATTGTACTGCTGATAAGAATTGTAACTAGATAATACCTTTTGGAAAAGGATGCTAGATACAAAAGTGAACGTAAATTGTGGTTTCCCATTACGTACAACTAAAAGAACCCCATTAGGAAATTCTTGTGTAGTTGGTTCTGGAGTAGTTTGCTCGAAACTTGTGCTATTGATAAAAGGAATGAAAACCTTTTCTTGTATCTTCTGTTGAACATACGCTTTGTCAATAACAGTATCTCTAGCCTCACTCCATGATTTTGGCGTTAAGATTACCCCTACTGGATAACCTACATCTGCCAAACAATTCGGTAAGCCTGTTCCTAGTTGGTTTGAGGAACAATCTGCTGTGTTTATAGACATATCTCTATTATTTTAATTATTAAACCTTATTCGCAAAAATCTTTAAATATACCATCAAACTCCATTGTGAGTACATCCCAATAAGCATTGACAATCCTTTTTTGTGGCTCTGTCCTAGTGCCTAAGTTAACCGTGTGGAAGTTAGGTATCTTTATAGGGTTCTTAAAGACATTATCCACCACAACAACGTTGGTAGACTTTTGTAAAACATCTTTTATACTATCATATAAAGGAACTAACACCTTGTCATACGTCTCAACATTCCTCTTATCGTTTAGCCACTCTTTTTTACTTGATGTAGCCAACAACAATCGAACGCTTTGCGTTAACCTTTTACTGAGATTATTCTCCGATGAACCATTAGGGAAAGGCATCTCTAACCATGCGAAAGGATATTTGTTGCGATAGTTTTGCAAAGCAAAAACACGCTTTAACTCATACTCGTTGCCATAATGATAAAACCCAATAGTCTTATCCTCAATCAAAGGCTTGAATACTCGCTTTATGATTTTCTCCGCTTCTATCACAATCCTAACGCATTACTGTTATCATAACATACGAACTTATCGGTAGACCAATTGCTGTTGTCTCTGATATACTCATACAATGTTTTGTTATCCTCTGGATTCCAATAATCATTGTAGTAAACAAACTCATAAACATTATTTAACGGTTGCCTCATTCCGTACATCTCCCTCCAGGCATGATTGAACTTATACCATGAAGAAATACCCTTTCCTTGCTCTGCATTATCTACCGTAGCACCAATATCAGTCATACGATTCTCATACTCCTTTAAATAATTGCAGTACACAAAGTTCGCTATCTGACTATACTTGATTCCGTTAATCGAATAACGCAAACCCATCCAGTCACTAGCATCATCACCATCTATCAAGTCTACATACTTTTGGTCTACACCAGAAACAAACTCTCCATTAGGCTTGATGACATTTAAAATCTCTTTTGCTATTTTGTAACCAAAAACGTCTTTCAAATAGATAAAACTATACCTCGCAATAACATTATCCAAATTGTTATTGTTTGAAATCAAATCAGTATTCTCTTCCAAATCTAAATTCGGAATATTTAATGCCTCTACGAAATATGTCTTGTCTATTATCATAACGCTTTTTATTTACTCTTTTTTGCTTTAGCTTTACTTGCTGTGCTAGTTGCTAATTTAGCAACTTTTTTTCTTATTAGCATATTAGCTAAATCTCTACTAAAGGTAGCTTTAGCACCTTTTTTATAGATGCTAAAACCCTTAATAAATTCTATATGCTTATCATTCTTAGCCATGACTAATATTAACTACTAGCTAAAGTTACTAAGTCAGCAGCTATATCAGTAGACTTTAAGAAACCAGTCTTATCTACCTCTCTGATTAAGAATAACAGTCTCGCTCTTGCCTTGATTGTTTTCAAGTCAGACGTAAATTGTGCGTTAACCATCCCCTCAGAAATAGTAACACCTTGCATCTCATAGATGTCTCCAAAACGACCATCACCAACAACAAGTGTGTTGTCAGCCAAGTTGTTATCTTCAACAATCGCTAAACCTGCAATAGTACCACTATTCATATCGAACATATAGTTGTTATCGCCATCTTTCTTTAAGATGTACTCGTCAATAACATCTGAATTAGCAGCTACAAAATTTGGAGAATACTTAGAACCTCTTGTCTTAACAATAGCAGTTCTCATTTTTCTTACCAAATCTTTGATGTTTGCATCAGCAATACCACTAGCAGCAGCAGAATAAGCAGGGGCAAGGTTAAATAAACCTGTCATAGTGTTAGAAGTACCATTAGCAACAGCTAATTGTCTGTCAATCTCAGTAGCAACGTTTACACTTAAAAATCTTTGCAACTCAGCATTAGCTTGTGCTTGATCCTCACCAAATTCTTCTGTTACAGGAAGAGTGTCTCCAATCTTAACCAATGCTTTAGAATATTCTCTGAAAGCAGCCTCAGACTCTGGGAAAGATGCACCCTCCGCAACAGCAGCAGCAGCTCTGTCAATTGTAGCCTCATCCCAATCCGTATAAGTAATCTGACCTTTATGGTTTCCTACACTTACAGGGATTTTGTTGAAAAAGTCATACAACGCTCTACGCTTAACACCTAATTGACCGATAGTACCTAAATGTACTGACTGAGTGTTGTTTACAATACTAGCACGTGTTACAGTTGCCTTTAACTGAACCTCTTTTCTTGACTGACCTTTAGCTAAAGACTTGATAGCCTCAAAGTTATCGTCAATCTCTGTTTTTAAGCTGACATTTTTAGCTTCTGTTTTTACGCTAATGTCCTTCATTTCCTTAATAGACTCATTGTTGTCCTCTATCAAAGATTTTAGGCTCTCAATGTCAGACTTTACTACTAAGTCTTTCTCTGTTATAGCTTTCAACGCCTCAACGTTCAAAGACTCTAACTTGCTTTTGATACTATCAAATTCCGACTGAGTTGCATTTTGCAATTTTGATGTCAACTCCTCGATGATAGTGTTTTTCTCTTGTTCGTTCATCTTACGAATTATTTAAAATTAAACTTTACCTTTTGTAACATATCAGTTACGTTTTGAGTGACATCATCTGTCGGCTCTATTTTCTGATGTGATTGCTCGGCATCAGAACTATCTTTTATAGGTGTCATGTCATTGCTACCAAACAATACCATACTACCCTCATTTACTATCTTTAACTCACGTACCGCCCAAAAATAACCCATGTCATCAGCTCTCTCTTTGTTAGCCAACTTAGGATATACCTCGTTCCATACCTTATACTCATCACTATAGTCCTCACCATTGTCGTTTACAGCCAAATCCATCTTAACGTACTGCATACGAATAGAATTTTGTAAAGGCTCTTTGCTCTCAATCAATCTTAACGCTTTGTTGTGTAAAATCTCCTTTTTTGGTATCTCAAACACTAAACACTCGCTTTTTCCCTCAATATCTAAGCCTAAACTCTTAAAATCAACCGATTCTAAGCTGATTTTTACGTTTTTTGGAGTCGCAATTATGCTGTCTACCTCTAATTTATGGTCTGCAACATAGTAAACCTTGCCACTTTGCTCAGTAGCAGTCTTACTCATACTTCCGTTCAAATGAACGTCATTATGGCTGTCTAAGTAGTTTGTGTTGCTGATTATAGGATATATCATACCATCTTGCCCTTTTTCAATGCTTTTGACTGATATTTGAGGCAATTGACCGTA